TAGAGGATGGTACAATGGTGGAAATTGATGATACAACAATGGTTGCATCAAAAATGTTAGAAGATGGAACAATGGAAGTGTTAGCTGAAGGTACATACAAGTTGATGGATGGTTCTGATTTAGTAGTTGGTCCTGAAGGTGTTGTTCAACCACAAGTTGAAGTACCTGCTGAAGCACCTGCTGAAGAAATCGCTGCTGAAGAAGTACCTAGCGAACAATTCTCATTGGAACAAAAAGTTGCTCTTGAATCAAAAGTTACTGAATTAACTTCAAAATTTGAAGAGTTGAATGCAAAGTATGAAGTCCTTTTAAAAACTTCAGTTGAAAAATTCAAATCTGTTGAAAAAGTTATAGTTGATAAACCTTTAACTCAATTAGAAGCAGTAAAAAAACAATTAAAAGAAAAATACAAAAATTAAATAAAAAAATGGAAAAATTTAATATTAATGTCTCAGGTGTAGACTACAAAAAAGGCGAAGCAGGTATCATCCTATCAGAAATGATTATGGGCGGTAAGATGCTCCAAGGTAATTATGTTGGTAACATATTCACTTCTATAAAAGATACTTTGAATATCACATTCGGGTCTTCTGATTCAGGTTTGATTCAAGCTGCTTCTTGTGATTTTTCTGATGGTGCTTCTATCACTTTCACAGATAAAGTTCTTGCTCCTGTTGCTTTCTCAGTAATGGAAGAAGCATGTATCTCTAGTTTAGAGCAAATGTGGCAAGCATCTTTGATGCAAGCAGGTATGAATAACTCTGAAGTTGTTCCAACTCTTGCTGATTTTATTGCAAATCATGTTGCAAAAAAGGCATCTGCACAGATTGATACTCAAATCTTTGTTGGAACAGGTACTACTCAAGTAAATGGTTTCTATACAAGAGCAAAAGCTGATGGTAGTGCTGTTAAAGTAACTTCAACAACTCTTACTGCTGCTAATGTTATCTCAGCTATTACTGCTGTATATGATGCATTGACTGATGCAGCTAAATCAAACAATGATGTTAAAATCTTTATTTCAAATAAGGCTTATGGTTTTTATTGCCAAGCATTAGGTGCTTTAGGTATCTACTCAGGTCTTAGAAGTACTGACCCTGCATCAATCGGAACTAAACTTTATTGGGATGATAGAGTAGAAGTAGTTCCTGTAGTTGGTCTTGGTCAAAATCAAGGTTTTGCTTCTGCTGCTTCTAACTTGTTCTTAGGAACTGACCTTGAATCAGATAGCAACTCAGTATCAGTTATTGATATGAGAACTACAACTGCTGACCGCAAATATCGCATCCGCATGGATTACAAAATTGATTGCAATTATGCTGATTCAACTGCTGTAGTAGTACTTAACTAAAACAATAAATGTGGGGAAGATAATGTTCTTCCCCATTAATAATAAAAAAATTAAAAAAAATTATAAAATTATGGCATGTTTAATTAGTGCAGGTTTAGTTAGAGATTGTGAGTACTTCTTAGCAGGTATTAGCAAGGTGTATGTCGCAAATTATGGTGATATTACTTATGGAGTTGATAGTGGAAGTACTGTAACAGGTATTACTTCAGGTGCTTCAGCATTCTATGTGTTTGATACCAACCCTGAGACAGCTTCAGCAGCTTCAGAGATGCAGGTTGCAAATGGTAGAAGGTATTTCCTTCAAACTGTAAACTTTTCAAATGATAGTACTTCAGCAGCAGCTATTCAAACTCTTGAAAATCTTGGTTTATCAAAAGTTACAGTTATTGTTGAGACTAAAGGTGGAGCAAGTGTAGTGTTTGGTTCTGATGGTGGTCTTGAAGCAACTGTATTGAGTTTCAACACAGGAGCAGCAGCAGGTGATGTGGCTGGATTCACAGTAACATTAACAGGTGTCGGGAAAAAATTGGAATTGATTCTTGGAACAGGAGTTGCAGTACCTTTAGCACCTTAAAAATTGGATTCTTATTAATGAAATTGGGATGTATCAAAAGTACATCCCTTTTTTTTTAAATACTTTATATTGATATGGGTTGCTTTATAAATCAAGATATTCAAAATTGTTTATATATCTTAAATGATATTGAAAAATTTTATATTGCTGATTATAGTTCTTTAATTGAAGTTAATTATGATTCAGATAATGAAATTATTATTGATATATTTTCAAATATCAATTGGCAAAGAATTTATTTTGATTCGGTTTCGGTTCAAACAGATTATAATAGAGTTGAAAAATTATATTCAACAGCAATTAAAATGCAAATAAGTGAACTTGAAAATGAATTGGAATTATTTCAATCAAATGGTAAAAGATTTGTAATATTATTTATTGACTATAATGGTAATTGTTTTGCTGATGGTGTTTTACCTTATGATAATGGATATATAATTCAAAACATTAATTCAGAAATATCAGAAACAAATAATTTTTTAACATTTGAACTAAACAAGACATCAAGTGTAAATATTAAACAAATAGATAATAATTATTTTACTTTTAATAATCTATGAATTTAACTAATAATTGTAATTTTAATTTAATTAAATCTTGTATTTATATTTTAAGTGGAATTAAAGAACTTTATGTTACTTCCGCAAGAAATCCTGTATTTATTACCAATGATAATATAATTATAGATATATTAAATGTTGAATGGAATAAAATAACCTTTGCTGATTGTAAAGTCACTCAAGCAATTAATAATGGTATAGAACAAGTAGTAATGGATTTGGATGTACCATACATTGATTCTACAAATAAAATTGAATTAAAAAACCTTACTGAAACTTATTATAGTTTTTTAATTTTAACTAAAAATAATGAAGTATTTTTTATTCAAGATTTAATTAATTCTCAATTTGTTGAACAATATAATCCAAATGGTTTTACAATAAAAGAAATATCAACAGCAATTAAAAGTTTATTTCAAGTTGATTATTTATATTATCAATATATCACAAATAATTTACCAATTGCACCATCTGATGATTGTGCTTTATTCTATGATGATTTAGCATTAAGTTCAACTCAATCAAATGCATTAACTATTCAATGTCTTGTTGAGGATTATGATGGATGGATTTAAAAATAACTTTATATAAATAATATGGCATATATATTTACAGCAATAACAGGTGGTCAAAATGTTGGTCAAGCATTTACAAGAGTAAATCAAAATCTAGCAGCAATTGAAGGTAATCAAGGTGGTGGTAATTTCTTACCTTTAAGTGGTGGAACTTTAACAGGTGGTTTAAGTGGAATTACATTTGCTTTAGGTGAAGGTTCATACTTTAATACTTTATCATCATCTACTTTAACTGCAAATAGGATAGTTAATTTACCAAATAAAAATGGTACTGTTGCATTATTGAATGATTTAACAGGATTTACAACAGGTAATTTTGTTCCATTAACAGGAACATCATTAGGTTCAGAAATTACAGGTGATATAGAAATTACTAATTCAAATACTTTAAGAATTAAAGATGGTACTGATGTTAATTCAGTTAAAATAAATATAAGTAATATTGATTTTAGAGATGATTATAATGCAGTTAAAACAAGTCTTCAATATACTCCATTAGTTAATTCAAATGCTGTCATTAATATTATTGATACATTACCTGATGGTTATATGGTTATTGCTTCAGACCCATCAGGACAAGAAGGTAAAAGTGTTATTGTAAATTCAAGTGGTAATGGTTGGGAATATGTTGACATAACAGGTAGTTTTGTTAAAAATACAGGTGATACTATAACAGGTTTATATACTATCAATGATGGTCCTGTTGATGGCGCACAAATATCTTTGATTGGTGGTGGCCCTATTATATATATGGAAAGTGATGGTCTTGCTCCTGTAGTTAGATTAGTAGGGACTGATGTAATAGGTAAAGCTGAATTATCTAATACTTCATTAGTATTTGATAATAATCAATCAGGTGGTCAGCTAAGTTCTTTACAAATTAGACCTTTAATATATGATATTACAGGTTCTTCAATATTAGATATTATTAAACCTACAGGTAATACAAATGGTTATTTTGTAACTGTAGGTAATATTGTAACTAAATCAAATGAAGTTATTAAAATAAATAATGCAGGAACAGGTTTTGATACAATTGCATTTTCAGGTTCAGGTAGTGTTGGTGTAACTTATTCTCCAACAAGTATTACAATTATTGGAAGTGGAGCAACAAGAGTTGAATCAGCAGGTACAGGAAATAGATTATTAATTTCATCAATTACAAATAATAATATTGTTCAAAAATCATTATCAGGTGGAACAAATGTTACAATCACAGAAACTAATGGTACTCTTGTATTTAGTTCAACAGGTGGTTCATCAACAGGTATAACAACTGCATCAACTGTTGGTAGTGGTGTTTCATTGATATCTGCAATTACAAATAATAACCTACAATTAAATTCAATATCAGGTACAGCAGGTATGGTTGTTAATGCTGCATCAAATGGTTTAATTACTTTTAGAGGACCAACTACAGCAAATAGAGTATTCATGACTGATGCATCAGGTAATATGGTCAATTCTGACTTCTTATTTACTGATAATACAAATGATACATTAGGTATTAATGTTGCTGCTGCAACTACTGCTAGGTTATTAATATCAACTCAAACTGCTGCAATAGCACCACTAAGATTTACTAAATCAACAACTGATTATACAGGTGCAGTTGATGGTTCAATTTGGTATTTAACATCAGGTGATTCATTAAAATTTAGAAAAAATCTTTCTACAACTGATTTTATTTTTAAAGATAATAATCAAACTTTATCAGGTGCAACAAATAATAGAATTCTTCAAGTTGATTCAGGTGGTACATTAAGTGCAATAGTAGGTATAAGTAACTTTGGGGTATTTAATATGTTAACATCAGTTACTATTACAGATACAACATCTGAAACATCAATATTAAATACAGGTACAACTGTTTTTAATGGTACAAATGTACTAAACAGTTCATCTCATGTAACTGCACCACAATTAGTTACAGGTAAAAAGTTTAGATTTACTGCTAATGGTACTATAGCTACACATTCAAGTGCAGGTAATTTAACTGCTAGAATGAAATTAGGTAATACTGTTATTGCATCTATATCAGGATTTTCTTTACATGATAGTATTTCTTCACCAAATAACTTTTTTATTGAATCTTCATTTACAATAAGAACTCAAGGTGTATCAGGAACTGTTATTGGTGGTGGTAGTTTAAATACTGACCATAAATTATTAAGAGCAAATCCTGATGGAAATAGTTTTGTTGGTTTAAATAATTTAGGTTCTGTTACACTTGATACAACAAGTGATAGAGCATTTGATTTTACATTCCAATTTGGAACAGCAAGTGGAAATAATGTAATAACAATAAATGAAGCAACATTAGAATATTTGAATTAATATGTTTAAAGCACTAGGAGATTATTTTATATCATCACAAGGTTCTACAATACCTACAAGTACTTTAAATCCACAACAAATATTTGGAAATAAATTAACTATTTGGTATGATTTTAATGACCAATCTAGATTATTTTCTGATACAGGTTTTACCACTACAATAACTAACAATCAAGTTATTAGAAGTATTAGAAATAAAGGTACAGGTAATGGTAGAAATTATGATTTATATAGTGTCTCATCAGTTTTATCAGGTACAACTTCTTGGAGACAAAATTATATTAATTCAAATAAAAATTTAATAGTAAAAAGTGGAGGTCCATTAGGTGTTTATAGAACAGTAAGTGCATTAACAATAAGTGATAGTGCAAGTGCAATGACTTATAGTGTTGTTTATAGAGCATCTACAACAGCATCACAGGTTGTTGCAATTAGTTCTAGTAATACAGGATTTCAACAAGGAATACAATTTTTTGTTAATAGTTCTAGTAATGCATGTACTATAAATCTTAAAGCAGGTGCTGGTTTTGGTAGTGGACCATTTTCTCAAGTTATATTTACACCACTTGCATTCAGAAAAACAGGATATAATATAGCAACATTTACTGTTGATTCAGCAAGTACACTTACTTTTTATCATAATGAACAATTAGTTGGAAGAGCAACAACAACAGGCACTACACATCCAATAGTTTTAACATCAAATACAGTACCAATGTATTTTAATTATAGTATTGCTTCAGGTGGTGGTACTACTTCAGCAGATGGTTCAGAATTTCTTGAAATGATATTATCTGATGGAGTATGTTTAACTCAAGACCAAGTAAATAATTTAAATGAATACTTCAAAATAAAATACAATATATAATTATGAATTTAATAAACATCTCAAATCATCCTCTTGATAATACAATTACAAGAAAAGCCTGTAGAGCAGGTATTCAAACTGATGAGCATAGACCATCAGACCAAAAATATGTAGATTTAAATGTTTTAGTTAAACATTTTAAAAATGGAGTTGAATATGATTTAATTCCTGATTATATTTTTACCCTAAAAGCAATCAATGATACATTGGTTGACCCTGCAACAGGTGAATATGTTGATTCATCATTTGAAGGTGCAATGGGTGAAGCTGATTTCTTTATTGAAGTAATTGCTGCAAATCAAATATCAATTGATTCAATGTCAACACAATCAATTCAAAGAGCAGACATCTATGAAAGATTCAATAATTATTCAAGTGCAAGAATTGTAACTTGGATGTAATCATTTTAATTTACACTTTATACAAGTATGGCAAAAGAATTTTTTAGTAGCATAGCAAATGAATTAACAATACCAAGAAATGTATCTCCAAAATTTAATGGTATATATTTTTATGGGGTTGATAATTTCTATCCATATAAGTTACTTCAAGCATATTATAATTCACCAACTCACCAATCATTGGTTAAAACCAAAGTGAATGGAATTATGGGTGAAGGTATAAAAGTTGAGAATGAAGAAAATTATAAAGAATATTTAAAATTTGGAAATAAAGACTTAAATACAATTGCTGAAAATATTGCATTTGATTTAGTTTTATTTGGTGGTTTTTCAATGAAAGTTGTTAGAAGTCTTGATACAAGATTTATTCATGTTGATAACTTAGATTATTCAGGTGTTAGATTTTCAAGTGATATTGATGATGATGGTGATGTAAGAGAAATTATCTTTTCAAGAGATTGGAAAAATACAGCATTAAAAGAAAATAGAAAAAAAGTTTATGATTTATATGATATTAATGCAGTTCAAGATGTAAGTGCATTTGTTTATATGAAAGAACTTAAAGGTGGTGATAGATATCCTAACCCATCTTATATTGCTGCAATGGAAAGTATCTTATCTGAACATGAAGTTCAACTATTTCATTTAAGAAATCTTCAAAATAATTATAGTCCAACTATGATTATTAAATTAAAAGCACAAATGCCTGATGAAGATTATAGACTATTTAAATCTCAACTTGAAGCAAAGTATAAATCTGCTGATAATGCAGGTGGTGTGTTACTTTTAGCAGGAGAAAATCCTGAAACAACACCTGATATAGAGTTTGTTACACCTGTAATGCAAGATAATGTTTACCTTGCTCAAATGGAACAAATTAAACAAAGTATCCTAACTGCTCATCAAGTTACAAATCCTTCAATTGGCGGTTTACCATCTCAAGGTGCATTTTCAAGTGGTGAAGAAATTCGCATTTCTTATGATTTATTTGATAGAACAGTTATTTCACCTTTAAGAAATACAGTTGTTAATGCATTAAATACAATCTTTAATAATTCTGATTGGAATATTGGTAATATTGAATTAGTACCAACAAATTATGACTTAACTCAAGTTAATAATACCAATAATCAAGAACAAACAATAGTTAATCAATAAAATGAATATTTCAACTAAATTAATTACACAGCAATATATTAAAGATACTACTGTTGTTCAACAATTGGTAGCTGATATTAATCTTGATGCATTTATTTTACAGACTCAAGACTTTTATTTGAGACCTACATTAGGTGTTGACTTGTACAATGGTCTTATTAATGATT